TTGTAACCAGCTTTCACCGTTAGCTTCCGCTAAAATAATCTGTACTGCGTTTTCGAGTTCTTTGTTTTGCGTCGTAATTAACGCCAAACTCGCTTCATGCTTGAGCTTAGTTTTTAAATCCGCATCTTCGACAAACTTATCTAAGATGTTATCGAGCGTACCTAAAACCGGAGCGATCATCGCCTGCCACATTATTGGTACATCCCGGTCTGCATCTGCACCGATAATTCAACAGCTCGACCACCAACTTGATGTGCCCATCTGCTGTCCATCATTTCTATCGATGCTTGTATATAATCGCGCCGTTCTAAAGCCGCTAGCATTTTTTTAAAGCCCAGCAAACGGTAAATTCCTAGGTTAAAACACATGTTGATCAGCACATCGAGGCGGGCATCATCGAGTAAATGCGCAAAAGCAATATTCACAAACACATCATGACGCGCACGTGCAATATCTTGACGTAACAATTCAGACGCTTCTGATTCTGTAATGCCAACATCATCCAAGTTTCTACCGTAGCCAATTGTTAATTTATTAGCAGTACAAAAATACGGTTTTGCACTAAAGCCTTCATGCCGCTTAAGCTGTTCGATTAATGGGTCCATCACAGCCACCTAGATATCACACGCTTTGGGCGTTGCTTACGACGCCATTCTAAACGACGTGCTTCGGGGCGAGGCCCAAAGCGCGAAGTAAATATCTGATCGAATCTAGCGGCGCGGTTTAATTGCTCTGAATCCGCATCCGCTTTCTGGTAGGCCTGTGCACAAACCCAATCCACCAAGTATGGGTGGTGAGGTACAGGAATTTCGGGGAATTCACTGTCAGAATTCATAGGGGATAGAGGGAGTCGATACACAATCAGTTTGATCGTATCGTCAGCCTCTGGAATTGGGTACAAGGTTAACTTGTTATATAGATCGCCGTAATCGGCATAATGATCTAGATCCATGCTGTAATGGGTGGGGTTACCCGTATGGGTTTGCCACTGATCATCCTCAGCATCCAGATCATGGAAACTGGTTTTATGTAAAACGCGTTTAAGTGTTTCCATATAAACGCGTTCTATAAAGAACACCGAGCTGTGTACATCATAAGATGACGTACCGGCGATCACTGCAATCTCAGTGACCTCAGGCGTCGTTGAGTCCGTATTAAGCCGAGCACGAAGGCACGCCTCATTTACAGCCTCATTAATATACCCGTTTAGCTCGTCATCCGACCACAGATAAGGCTCAACAGCATCATCGAGACGGAGACGAGCCGCGTTTCGCAGCTCGCCGAGGTTCATAATTAACCCGCTCTATACTGTACACGAACCGTAACAGTAACCGTAGACTCGGCAGCAACACCAATCTCTGCAGCCAAAATACGATTAACTGAAGATTTTGTGTCGCCAAAGATTTTTGCGCCTTCACTTGTAGTCGAAAGAGTACCAGGATCATACAATGACGTAATCGCAGTGGTGGCTTCGGCGTCGGCAATACCTAAGTCAAAAGTCGCGGTAGTTGTACCAGAAGCCACAATAGCCAATTCAGTGACTACAACTTCTGGAGGTAATACGCACAACTGCAGGAAATCCCCGGACGCTAAATTAATTGAGGAAGTATCTACGACTACATCATACTCGTAGACCTTACCGACTTCATTCGGAGCAGGGATATTCTTAGTACCCGCAATCTCCGCAACAGATGTAATAACAGCCATTTAAATTCTCCTAATTCGGAAGTTGCGCCCCGAAGGGCGCGGATTCAATATTAAGCAGGATCAGCCGCAGCAGTTTGCAACTGCATAACGCCGAAGTCTTTGCCGTTGTATCGAGTTTTCTTGATACCGAAGATAGAAGAAGTACTGATAACAACTTGGTTACCACGGTCTTCCATTTCTTCATGCCAGTCAAAGCGCATACCTGAACCACCAGAACCAAATGCGCAGACCGCAGCTTGTTCGCCTAAGAACAACGCACGAGCTGAGGCGACAGTATCGATGGTGTCACGGATAACCGCTTTATGCGAATGCAGAACGACATTGTTGTACATACCCAGAGAACCTTTAAAGATTGGGCTCTTACGACCTTCAGCCGCAGCCGAGGCTTTCTGAATATCCAGCCATTGGCCGGTAGCTGAGTTAGTACGCAAATCGTATTCTTGCCATGGGTTCATCACGACAACAAAGTGCTCTTCACCTTCGATCATGATCGGTTGAATTTGAGGGATACCCTCAGTACCACCGCCCATCATAGTCGCTTTGGTTACAGCGCGATCGATTAAGGTCAGATCGAAGATATCGTCCGCCGCAATCGTATTATCCGCACCACCCGCACCCGCGTTGGATTTCAATACGTGATCTGAATCCGGAGCTTCGAATGCGTTGTTAGCGCGTCCGGTATAACCTAACGGAAAGATAAAATCGGTATTGACGCCGCGTGAGCCTGACAAATACATAAAAAACTGTTCGTCAAACATGCGAGCCCACCATTCAGATTGGCGTGCTTTCGCAACGGAACGCAGGTCATGCAGCGTGCGCTTACGTGACATACGACCGCCGGTGTTTACACCCGCTCTGGCTTGGTCAACGTAGATGTTGTCAGTGTAGAAATTCAGGTCTTCTTCTGAGCCACGCAATACAGAATCACCCTCAATAGGGGCCATTTTTAATTGCAAGCTCAAATCGTAGCTGATGTTATCGCCCGCTTCGTTTTCCAAGCGAGTGATCATTTGAATAGGAGCGGACGTATTAGACCCGCTACCCATGAATTTTTTATTGAAATAAGATTTACGAGCTGTATCGACCGCTAAGTCGCCGCTCCACTTTTTAATAGCCTTTACGTCATTAAGGCCGATGACAGTTTGCGCCATGAGATTTACCTCTTAAGTAAATAGAATTTCCTGAGCACTCATGCGCGTCAACCTAATTGTATAACGCCCCAAATGAGGGGCATTACTATTTGCTAGTATATTAGCTATTTTGTTTTACGTGTCAATATTTTTCTTTCATTATCCGGTTTTTCTGCTATGTATTGGGTTATTTTAACTGAGGGATCGATATCAAGTGCGAGGCGGGCACGTTTACCCGCCTTACGAATTAATGTAATCTTCAAATCCCCGATACGTAGACACTCACCTTGTTGAACGTCTAAGTACAACATTAGGCCGCCATAAAGCGCTCATACTGATCCGGAGACATCTTCATCAGGGCTTTCTCGTAATCCAGCCCTTGGAGTCTGTCCATGTACGCAAACTCGCCACCGTCCTCATTAGCCTCGGCTGCAGGTAAATCACCCAGAGTTTTAGGTGCATTCACCGGTTTAGCGGCTCGCTTCTTCATAGTCTCTTGGGCCTTCGCCAGTTCGGCTGGCTTCTCAGTACCCGGAGTTCGGTTGAAGCGTTCGTCAATTAAACGTCCGGCTTCTCGTAAAAACCACAAACCCGAACGTCCTTTATTCTCTTCATTCGCATAAAGGGCTTCAAGCTGAGCGCCAAGTGCTCCGCGCAATACCGGATCGTCTTTGTACGACGGGTTGTCGCTATAGAAGATTTGCTGCTCGGTTTCCCATCTCTGTTGGGAAGCCTGTCTACTGTGCTCTTCCGCAATCTCTGCTTTCAGAATCGATGCTGAGGTCTTCTCTTTGTACTCATCGTATACGCGCTGAGCTTCCCTTTCTTGCTTACGGTATTCTGAGAATGTAATGTCGCCGTTCTCGTATTTTGCCGCCAAGTCATCGACGTATTTCTCATAACCTTCGGTCGCTTGATCGAGTTTTTCCTTGAGCCCGTCTGTGCTATCAGCAGTGAATTGAGGGGTGAATGCCGAATCCACATCTGCATCAGTTCTCGGCGTATCGCTTTTTCCAGCCTCCACTTCAGGTTGCTCGGACTCAGCGTCTTCTTCAGCAGACTCCACATCCCCGGCGTCCTCAGCACTATCGTCGGCTTCGGGTTCATCTTCTTTTGTTTCTTCAACTTCCTCCTCTTCTTTACCACGAACAGCTTCGAGCTCGGCCTCAGTCAAGCCTAAGTCGTCTAAACCGTCGTCTGTATTTTCCTCGATTTCATCACTCATGCGATTCTCCTATTTTTGTTTAGATGTCGGGCCTTTCTTCAAAACCCCTTTACTTTTTCCCGTACCCCCAGTCTTGGCTTTAGGCGCGGGCTTTGCAGCTGCTTTTGACTGAGCTTCCTTCAATTTAAGATCGCTAGCCTTATCCGCTGTCAATGGGTTACCATCATCATCTGAATCTAATCCGGCTTTTTTCTGGATAATAGTCCGTTCTTGGCGACTCATTGGAGGCAATACTGGCTT